CAAGACATCGGCCCATGCGACTGCGAGTTCGCACAAGCAAATCTCACCGAGGCCGACCTGTGGCGTTTGGCGTCTGCCCTCCCCGCCCTGCTGGACGAGCTGGAGCGGCTGCGGGCGGTGCTGGACCATGCGACGACCGTGAGGGACGATCTCCACGCCTTCGTGATTGTGTCGCTAGACCGTGCCGCGTGGCTGGCGTGGCAGGGGCGACAGCGATGAGATCCAGTGACGACGCTCTCCGGTTTCACCACGCCATCACGAGCCTCGGGCTCGCCTTCCACCGTGAACTGGACGATGCCGACTTCGAACGGTTCGCCGTGGACCTGGACGACATCCCCATCGACCGCCTCGAAGACGCCTGCGTCTACCTGCGTCGGCACAGCAAACGCTTCCCCACCGTCGCCCACATCCGCGAACAGGTGGACTTGCTGCCGAAGCCGGACCAGCGCGTGATTGCCACCAGCGTCCGGTCCAGGCCGGACGACCCGCCCCATTGTCCCCGCTGTGAGGATAGCGGGTGGGAACTCGGGCTGTGGTGTGAAGGTGGCAGTTGCGGACGTACACGCGTACACACCGCCCACGCCTTCACGCGGCCGTGTGGGTGCCGGTCCTCGAATCCGGTCTATCGCGAACGGCAGACCCATGTGCAGAAGTTCCACCGCGAGGTGGACTGATGCACCGGACCTGGGGCAAGCCGGACGCCAATCAAGCCGCCATCGTGGCGGCACTGCTGCGTGCAGGCGTGTCCGTCCTGAAGCTGTCGCCGTTGGGCGGCGGCTGTCCGGATCTGCTGTGCAGTTATCGCGGCCGCGTGACCTTCCTGGAGGTGAAGCAGCCGGGGAAGACGCTGCGGACCAGCCAAACATCCTGGGTCGCATCCTGGGACCCCTTCGCCACCATCGCCGTCGTGCAGACCATCACGGAGGCTGTCGATGTCGTCTGTCGCTAGTTGCCTCGCCTGCGGTGCGAGCGCCACCGTTCAGTACGCGCTCAACAAGGAGGACAATGACCGCTGGACTTGCACACGCTGTCCGACCTGGGGCGATCTCGCCTACGCCGCTGGAAGACGGCACGATCACCCTCGGCCTCGACGGACTGCATTGCCACGGCGTGCCGTCGCTCGAGGAATTCGAGCGGGTCGGCACGATGCTGGCCTCGGCCCATCACCTGCTCGCGTGGTGGATCGGGGACTGGTATAACGCCGGGGATGACTACCACGGCGAAGCGTTCGCGCAGTTGCTGGACCACACGAAGCTCGATCCGGCGACGGTCCTGCAATATGCTCGCATCGCGCGGCAGGTGCCACACGACCGCCGGTGCGAGACGCTGACGTTCTCGCATCATCGGGAAGTCGCGGACCTGGACCCTCCAGACCAAATCCGGTGGCTGGCCCGTGCCGAAGCGGACGGCTTCAGCAGCCATCGTCTTCGCCGCGAACTGGCGAAGGTCATGCGGAAGGAGTCTCGGCTGTGGGTGCTGGTCGAAGCGCGGAGTCCGGAAGACGCCGACGCGCTGCGCGACCACTTCCTGGCTGAAGGCCGAGCCGCAAAGGTGATTGAACGATGACTATCCGTATCAAGATCGATCCGGAATTCGCGGATCGGATTCCTCCTCTCTCGTCCGAAGAGTCTGCACTGCTCGAAGCCAGTCTCAGGGCCGAGGGCTGCCGCGACCCGCTGGTCGTCTGGGGCGAGACGCTCGTGGACGGCCATCATCGGCACGCGATCTGTGCCGAGCACAAGATCACCTACAAGACGGTGCAGCATCGGTTCGAGTCCCGCGAGGCGGCGATGGACTGGATCGACGCGAACCAGTTGGGCCGTCGCAACCTGCCACCGGATGCCGCGAGCGTGCTGCGCGGACGGCGCTACAACCGGACGAAGAAGGCGCACGGTGGGCAGCTTCCACGTAAAGGGATGGCGCAAAGTGAACCATCCCTTTCTACCGCAGACGTTCTCGCCAAAACGCACGGCGTCAGTCCTGCCACCATCAAGCGCGACGGGAAGCGAGCCGAGTTCGTCGCCACGCTGCCGAAGCAGACGCAGCGCGACATCCTCAGCGGCAAGACGACGATCGCCAAGGAAATGCAGACGGTCCGTAAACAAGAAGTCAGGGCATCACTAGAGTCCATCACGATCAAGGAGGCGAAAGCGGTCAATGGAGTCTATGACGTACTGGTCGTTGACCCGCCGTGGCCCATGCAGAAGATCGAGCGCGACGAGCGGCCGAATCAGGTGTTGAAGGATTACCCAACGATGACTGAGCCAGAGCTTGCGGCATTATCGTTGCCGTGTGCTGACGACTGCCACGTATGGGTATGGACGACGCAGCGATTCCTGCCGATGGCGTTCAGGTTGCTAGAGGTCTGGGGGCTGGCCTACGTCTGCACGTTCGTGTGGCACAAACCCGGAGGCTTCCAAGCCGTCAAGTTGCCACAATACAACTGCGAATTCGCGCTCTATGCGAGACGCGGGACGCCGGTGTTTCTTGATACCAAAGCATTCTCTACCTGCTTTGAGGCGCCGCGCACAGGGCACAGCGAGAAGCCTGAATTATTCTACGAGGTAGTGAGGCGTGTGACTGCTGGTAGGAGGTTGGACATGTTCAACCGCAGAGAGATTGACGGATTCGATACATGGGGCAAGGAGGCGAAATGACCTCATGGCGTGATGCACGTCCGACACCTTCATATGACAACGACCGAACTTGGTCAGACCTCTACCTCGATGAGCTGCGAAGGCTGATCGGCCCTTTCCTGTTGATGCCGTCGTCGCTTGAACAAGACCGCCACGAGGCGTCTGATTTGGTGGTGCTCGTCGCAGCGAACGCGAAGATTGCCTGTCGCGTCCGGAGGCCTGGATACGCCGAAAAGTATCCGGGCCAGTTCACGGTCCGCAGCAGGAGAGAGAACGGCGCGACCACCGAATTGCGGAAGATGTTGGACGGGTGGGGAGACTGGTTCTTCTATGGTCATGCGACCGGCATCGAGACGCGCATCCATCCGTGGTGGTTGCTCGACTTGAAGTCGTTTCGAGCGCATCTTCTGCGTCCGGATTCGCGGAAGGTCATCAAGCACGCCGAACAGGCAAACGGCGACGGCACGTTCTTCCGTTGGTTCGCGATCGATACATTCCCGCAAGACCCACGGTTAGTTATAGCGAAGGGCTGAACGTCCAAGATTGGAGTGCTGCGATGCAGGCAACCGCAACCCCGGCGACGTTGGATCTGGTCCTGGCTGAACTGCAACAGATTCGTGCGGCGATCGAGAAGCCGCAGAAGGTCTGCGCACACACGCTCGCGAAACTCGAACGGCAGATCCGTGACATCGAACGGCGTGTCCGCGACCAGGAACGCCACGCCTTCGGCGACCCGAAGGACGAGTAGACGTTGACGGCCGTGCTATGCTGTCAGCGTTATGGCTCGCCGACACCCCGTACTTCCGCACCCGGTCCGGAAGTCTCGCCTTGCTGGGACCGTGCCGCCGGACCTGTCGACACGGAAGGGCGGCATCCCGCCGCGTGTCGGTGAGTCTGGAACGCCGAAGCGGCAGACCAGCCGCTCGGCCGCCCTCCGCCACGCGAAGCGTCTGCCCCCGCATACCTGTGGGCCGGACTGCTTCACCTGCCTCGTGTCGCAGTACGCGAGGAGCATCACCCTCCAGCAACCGCTCTACGGCAGTCGGAGGTCACATGGAACACACCGGTGACGGCACGCAGCGCCACCTTGTCAAGCGTGCGGCAGGCATCAGTATCGTGCGGCGTGACGGCACGCACTACAGCCTGGACACCGATAAGGTCACCGAAGAAGTCGAAGCGTGGGCCAGCGAGCAACTCGGGGGCCTGCGGGACGACGGCATCTATCTCGGCGGGGACCAGGGCTACGATTGTGTCGTGCCGCTCGGGTCGATCCAGGTCCAGGTGGACGCCGTGCACGCCGGCTTCCGGCCGGACGGCGAGCCGCGTGGCGCGGAATGCAACCTCATCGTCAACTGCGACAGCCCGAAGCTGTATCGCAGCGACATCCTCGTGCTGGTCAGCGGACCGCCGTTCACGTTCCTGGGTGGGATGCCGACGGCACGCTTCCTCGCGACCGCCCAGTTGAAGGACTTCGGGTATGGGCTGAAGTGGGCCATCCCGGCTCAGGGCCTCGTGCCCATTG